ACAACCCAATGGTTGGTGCTACAGTAGCAGTTGCCGTTTCTGTTGAGGAAGCAGCGCAGGCAGGTAGATTTTAGTAAATACAGCATTTATGCGGGTTTGCTAAACTACCAAGCAGTATGCGAAAGTATGAAAAATTGCAGGTAACTAACAAATAACTAACAAGTAACATACAGAGGTAACTAACAAAGAGGGCAGCAGGCTTAAGGCTTGCTACCCTCTATTTTTTTACTCTAAAAGCATCTACATATTTGCGGTTATTTAATTTTTTGTATTTCCTCTGCTAGCTGCTGCATCGTTCTATGAGTATATACCTTTTCGGTTATATCTTCTATGGCGTGCCCCACAATGAGCTTAAGCACATACTCATTAACGCCAGCCTCTTTAGCTTTCGTTATGAATGTGTGGCGGGTATCATGTGGGCGGTGGTTTTGCCCTAGCTTTTTATTTATCTTATTAAAGCGCCCGCGGTACTTATCATAAGTTAGCCAAGTACCCTGCTGCCCGTTTTCATCGTTGAAGAGGTACGAGCTGCCGCAGGCTACGGCATTATCATAGTTACGCTTTACCAGCTCATATATAAGCGGGTGTATAGGTACGCACCTATTACGCCCTGCATCAGTCTTAAGACCGCCAAAGAATGTGCGCGCCTCTAAGTCAACATCTGCAACCTGCAATATAGCCAGCTCTTGCGGACGCCAGCCAGAATAAATACCGATAAGAACCATATCGACAAAAGGAAAGCCTAAGTTATCCCATAACTGCTGTATTTCCTCTGGCGTATAAGGCACACGCTCAATAGTAGGCTTGCCGCGCTTTACGCTTTCACATAAGGCGGCGTAGTCCTTATCGCATATATCATACTTAAGGCAGTATTTATACATCATATTGTAAAGAGATTTCATACGCTGCTTGGTACTTTGTCCTACATCAGCATTTTTAATAGTTTCCTCTAAGTGGTTAGGGCGTATGTCTTTCATACGCATATTATGCAGCGGGGTAGAATGATTAAAGGCACTAGCCCAAGTACGTTGCGCGCTGGGTACAATGGTATTAAAGTGCGCCTCACTCCATTTAGCGTAGACCTCTGCAAAGGTTATGGTATTAGTGGCTATGTCGTAAGGGTTAGCGTTGTAGTTTGCCAGAGCATTAAGCGCATCTGCCTTAGTGGGATAATAACCGATAGTAATATACTGCTGCTTGGCAGTACCCGTAGCATCATCGACAACCCAGCCAGTAGTTTTGCGCACTATATAAGGGTTGCGTCGTTTCCCAGACAGCTTATATACGCTGCCGTAGCCGTTTGGTAATTTCATAAATAGCACCTACCTTTTATTTAATTTACAAGGCTTATTTTCTAATACCAGAAAAGGGTATAAAAAATAAGCCTATGGAACAATGCCAAGGCTTATGCTATAATATTACCTGCGGGGTACGCGTAAGCCTTTGCTGGTTTATAGTGTATCTGGTAGCCGTCTTTGCTGGTAACAAGGGCGGCTATTTTTTATTTAGTTATTCCATATATTTCCATATATTACCACAAGCCTTGCGACTAGCTCTTAAGGTATAATAGACAATAAAAGAAAGGGCTAGGTAAATGACTTACAAGGTATGGCAATTACGGACTGCTAAAGGGTACAGCCTGCGCGAGCTGGAAGAAATAAGCGGCGTAAGCAAGACCACAATAAACAACATAGAGAACGGAAAAGCTAACCCAACCATAGAAACGCTGCTATTATTAGCAAAGGCGCTTAATGTGGAGCTATCCGCTTTATTTGAATTATAATATTGTTAGTTACCGCGCACAATATCAAGCCTACATAAGTCCTACATAACGGACAAAGCAGCCAGAGTACTTTAACCAGCAGCGCAGCAGTTGTATAATTGCATTACGCGAAGATACAAAAGGGGGCGCAGACAATGGAAAAGGTACGGCAGCAGATATACGAGCTTATAAAGCGCATCAATGACGAGCATAAGCTAAAAATTATATTACAATTCATACGGGGCATAAAAGGCAGCTAATAGAGCTGCTTTTTTATTTACCCTTTATTTTATCTACGAATTTCTTTATTACTTCCCACTCTGCGGGCGTTAACTGCCCTAAAGCTATAAAAGTATTAAGTATAAAGTCGTCGTCTGTATTCAGAGCATTACCGACTATATTAGCTGCAAGCTCTGCGCGGCTTAAGTCTGGGTACATATTGCCAGTACCATTGCGTAACCATTCCTCGCTTACTCCAAATTCACTAGCGATACATTTTATAGTTGCATTACTGGCAGAGTTTGCGCCGTTCTCTATCTGGCTCACAGACGCCTTGGTAATGCCAATGCGTTTACCGAAAGCCTCTTGACTAAGCCCAAGGCTTTTACGCAATTCTTTAACTCTATCTTTCATAAGCTATCTTCCTTTCTTAATATTGTACTTCTAAAATACCACGCATTAACAAAAAAGTAAAGTAAACATACAAAAAAGAGTTGACATAGTAAGCCTAACTTACTATAATGTAAAGCAAACAGACAAATAACTACTTACAAAGTACAAATAGCGGGGTACGCGTAAGTCAATAACAAAAGAGAGGTAACAAAAGAATGATAAGAGCAGATTTATTAAACAAGAAAGTAGACCAGTTAAACAGCATAGGCGAGGCGTTAGAGCTTATAAGCCTGCTTAACTACGGCGAGTGCATAGCGGTATTGATGAACACAAAGAACATACCAAGCGAGATGCACGCCGCACTTATGAAAAGAGCAAAAGAGGCAAACGGCGGCACAACGCTAGAGCTTGTAATAGCTGGTATGCAGAATGTAGTAAATGAATAAGCAAGAGCAGGGCGGCAGCAGCCGCCCAACAAACGAAAGAGAGGTAACAATATGGAAAACACAGCAGCAGTACAGCAGGTATATACATTGCAGGCAGAGCTTGACAATGTGGCAGCAGTCTTAAGGAACTATGCAGCAGAAAACCTTAAGATTTACAAAGATGCAAAGGAAGAGCTAGGAGAAGATAGTAGGCTGGCAATAGCAAAGAAAGCGGCACTAGACGAGATAACAAACATTATGGAAGAGCTGGGCGTAGAGTGGCACTTACAGAGCTTTTACTTTACTTTTGGTACTGCCGAGCAGTACACATACACAATAGGGCAGTACTTAATAGTAAAGGCGCAGGATATTAGAGAGGCAGCCAGAAAGTACAAGAGAAAATACCCTAACCCATACGACGACAAAGTACTTAACTGCGCGGACTATTACGGGCAGAAAGAATGGGACGAATATGTAAAGGAATATTACAAGGGCACAGAGCCAGTAGAGGTTATAGAGTAACGGGGTTAAGGCGCACCTGCTGGGAAGAGCGAGGCACGACACCCGCGCCCAGCTTAAACGCCTTTATATAAAACGAAAGAGAGGCGACAATATGACGGCTTACGAGGCAAATACAGTAAGACATATGCGAGAAGATAAAGAACGCTACAGCAGGCAGCTAAGGAACGAAAGCGGAAAGCAACAACCAAACGCAAAAGTTGTAGCTTTCTTAAAAAAACATATTGAATTTTTAGACGAGGCAATAAAGAGCTACGAGGAAAAGGAAGAGGAAGAGAAAAGAAAACAAGCCACCGAAAGACTACGGCGGCTTGCAAATACAAACTTTGAGAGCGACAACGGGATAGAAATAAGTTACACATCAAAAACAGACACGAGCTTATTAACAGTAAATAAGTAGCGGGCGCACTCTTGCTTAGTTTCTTCATCTGCCGATAGCCCGCCTTGGTTTATAAGTTGGACGGCTTGAAGAGCACACAAGATAACGCGAAACTCATTAGGCAAGATGCTTGTATCATGCTTAATAAGTTTAGAACCAGCAGAAACGCAAAGCTGATAATTTATATTAGCCTGCACCGCGTTATCTTCCAAGCCGAGGGACGGAAGTATAGAAAGCGCATAAGTAATAGCGTCTATATCAGCGTCGCTAAAAGAATACTTAATATTTTTCAAATTTAACACCACCTTTCTAAAGCAATTATAGCACAGAGAGGCGGGAAAACGAAAGAGAGGCGATAACATGAAGAATAAAGAAACCTACACAAAGGACGAAGTTATAGAAATGCTGCAAGGTATGCAGCAGAACGCAATAACAACGCAGGGCTTTATTGTAGGGCATCTGGCTACCTTATGGGTTGTAAGAGATTTAATAGGGGAGCAGATAAAGGAACTAGGCGGGGAAGAAATAGCGTACAAGGTCAAATAGGAAAGAGAGGCAACGGCTATGGAATATATGAGCGTCATAAGGGACGAGTTAGGCGAGATAGTCAGATATTGCAAAGACTACACAGAGCGGGAAAACGAGGAATACTTAGAAACACACCCAGAGTGCTATAAGAGCGTAGTAAGCATAGAGAACTAAAGAGAGACGGGCGGGCTATATATGGAAATGAAAGAGCAAACCATAGTAGACAAATATATAAGACTGGGCGTAAAGCCAAAGATATTAGCAGAGCTTAACGCCTGCCCCACAAAAGATATAGAGGACATACTAGCAAAGGCTGGCGTATATACGCCTAAGCAGACAAAGAAAAGAGGTAAGAATATGGCAGCAGAACAGAAAGCAGCACCGATGCCAGAAATCGTGCTTAATACAGTACTTGAAAAGTTGGACGAGATAGAAAACCAGATAAAGTACCACGACGAGGCTAAGAAGAAACTAGAGCAGGAATACACAGAACTTGCACACGCTATAGGGACAAGTGGCAAATAACGAAAGAGAGGTAACAGTTATGCAGTTAACAAGCAGCGCAGTTAGTTGTATAGAGCAGTGGGACATACACGACACAGCATATATGGCAGGATATAGAGCAGCCAGAGAAGATGCAGCCGAGGAAAATAAACAAAGAGCAAAGATAAGAGGGCTTAAGCAATCTATTAAACGACAGCGCAGGCTATGCACCATTAAACAGAAAGTAACGGGTTTAGCATTTATAGCCATAGGCTGCCTATTACCAGTAATACTAGACGGCGACGCCACAGTATCAATGCTGCTTATACCAATGGGGTTATACATAACCTTTGCAAAAGAGCTGGTACTATATGACAGCGATGTAGAAAAGCTGCGGGAACTTAAGAGAGAACTACGAGAAGAAAGAGAGGTAGCACAATGGTAGCAGAAAGCACAGCAGTAAGAGAGAATAACCAGCAGGAGCTAACAGAGTTTGCGGAGCTTATGCACGATGTAGCAGAGCTGCCAGCAGACCAGAGAGAAAAGGTCACATACTTTGCGCAGGGCGTTATAGCTGCATCTGCCAGCCGAAAGGTGGCGGTAGCAAATGAGTAGTTTAAAAATACTGCCAACAGAGGCAGCGGCTATTATGGGTTGCAGCCCACAATATATAAGGCTGGGCTTGCAGCAGGGCAGGCTTGCGATAGGCGAGGCTATTAAAATGTCGTCTATCTGGACTTATAACATAAGCCCAGCATTACTGGCAGCAAGGCAGGGTATGACAGTAGAAGAGCTAGAGCAGGAGATAAAGGAGCGACGCAATGAAAATTAAGGAACTGATAAGCGTATTATCGTCGCCAGATAACTTAAGAATAATGCGAGGCGAGCAGCAGGCATATATAGGCTATCTGGCGAACCTTAACAACAGCAGGCACGAGATAGACTGGCAGCGCATAGGGCTTACGGGAGAGGAAGAGGTAAAGAGCTTTAGAATGATACCAGACATAAGCCACAAGCGCTGGGAAGAGCTACACCTTTTGCCACCGATAGAGCCAGAACGGCTGGCAGAGTATCGCTTTAGCGATTTGCAAATGACAATATACTACACAATTTACATATAAACATTAGCGCCGTTAGCCCAGTTGGTTAGAGCAGTCGCCTCATAAGCGAAAGGTCGCAGGTTCAAGCCCTGCACGGCGCACTAAGCGGCAGTAGCCCAGTTGGTAGAGGCACGGGCGCAGTATAAGACCACACGGCGGCCGCGTCTTTGGTGTCGGTGGTTCAACTCCACCCTGCCGCACAATAAAAACGAAAGAGAGGCAATAAAGACGAAACTAGAGGACGCAATAAGAGCAAACCCATACAAAAAAGAAAAAGGTAGTATAGGGGCTTATATAAGATACTTACGCTATACAGTAGATGGCTGGTACACAAGAAAGAGCAAGGATATAAGGGAGCAATTAGACTGGGACGAGATAACGAAAGAGAGGTAAAGATATGGACGAGAGAGTAAAAGAGGTAGTAAAAGAGCTAAACCACCCAGTATACACAGTGGAATTTTTAGAGGAATGGATAACACACAATGATAATGTGTTTATCAATGCGCCAGCAGCATTGCAAGCTATGGGAGCTAAAGGATATTACCAAGCAGCAGAACAAATGGCAAGGAAAATGCAGAACGAAGAGGGGCTACAAGAGTATAGATGCAAAAAGTGCGAGAACTACCAGCCATACGAGCCAGACGCGGGACTATATGAGGGGTGCGAGGCGCAAGAACTGTACACAGACGAGAATAGCGACGAGATAATAGAGGCGGTAGACAAGGCAATAATTGCATTTATGAGCCAGCGCGGGATAAATTGCCCGTATTTCAAAGAGAGAGGAAAGGGCACTATATGAATAAGCGACAACGAAAAAAGCGGGACAGCAAAGGTTTAATACTTATTTTTAGATGCAAGGCACTATATAGACAAGAGGACTACGCAAACATGGAGCGGACAATAAAGGCACAGCTTAATAAAGGCAATTTAATAGTGCTACCGCCACAATTAACGCTAGAGGGAATAGCTGGCGGCAGCAGAGTAAATAAGATTAAGATAACGAAAGAGGTAGAGTAATGAACAAAATGAGAACTATAAGCGATGTGCGCGCCAGAGTGCAGCAGATTATAGAAAAGGAAATTGTCAAGACCGAAAAGGAAATAGCGGACTTTGAAGAAAAGATACACGACAACGAGGCATATTACGGCGGTGGCGGCTGGTACACGCAGTTTACAAAGGCAAAGGAGCGGCGCGAGGCGTATTTGGAAGAGCTTAAGGCATTTAGTAAGAGCAGCGGCGGCGCAAGCGTAATAACAGACGAGGTATATATACATAGTTATTACTGCCCTAGCTGTCATATAAAAGTGATGCTTACCGCAGGTTTTGGCGAAAAAGTAGAGTGTCCCGTATGCACACGACCAATATATAAAGCCAACGACGGCGAAGTAATGAAAATAGTAAGAGCCAGCAGGCAGGCAAAGGTACACGGGCACTACATAGAGCTTACCAGCGACGGCAGGATAAAAGATTGATAAGAAAGCGAGGCAATAGTAATGGCTAGAAAAGACACAGTAATAGGCTCTAACTATGATGTGATGCTATGGGGCTTTAAGTGTACCCTGCGGGACAGACGCAGCGGAGAGTATACGGACGGCTACATAGTAGTAACGGGCAACGAAGAGTACGACCTAGAAGAGGCAAAAAGAGAAATAAGAGACAAGTACGGGCAAATAGGCTACACAGTTACAGAGTGCGAGTATGACGATACCCGTATATTTGTATTTGACGCCTTAGAGATATATAAGCACTCACGATGCAGCAGGTGTGCTGGCTGTGATTACTACATAAAAGAGGACGACAGCGTAGGGCAGCCGAGAGGGTGCGAGGTGCTTATAGATATGGAAGAGGAAGAAAACAAAGGAACACAGCAGGAGCACGAGGCGCTAAGCTTTGTCTTTGACAATAACGGCTATAACTGCCAGCACTACAAAATAAAAGAGGGTAGCAAAAAGCCAGTAGAGGACAAGCCAGACTATTTAGCAGAAATAATGGCAACGCTTGCAGAGCTAGACGACACAGAAAGCGAGGTAAAAGAGAACTAATGCAGGATATGACAAATATAGTAGCGCTTAAGGGGCTGCTGGGCGAAACAATCACAAAAGAAAACAAGCTATGCAATATGGACTACGAGCACTACAGAGCAACTATACAGACCACAAGACGCAGCGGCGTAGTAGATACGGCGAATATCGTCATACCAGTAGAGCTGGCGGCAGCAGTAGAGGAAATAGAGAAAGAGGGAGAAATAAGACCGAACCCGCCTGTTATGTGTACTGGAAAGCTACAGACGCTTAAGGACTGGGAAACGGGTAGCGTGCTTTTATTTGTATTAGCAGATTTTGTGGGCGTGCTTACTGGGGATAACTACGAGGAAGAGAACGCCGTACACATTGAGGCGGCAACGCTAGGTAAACAGCCTACATACAGAGAGACACCAAGAGGCAAGCACATTGCAGATGCGACAATTAAGGTAAACAACATTTTAAGACCGCACAACCCTTGCTACATTCCTGCTATATTCTGGGAAAAGGACGCAGAGGCGGTAAGCGCACACACAGAGGGCGACGCTATAGCAATAACTGGACGCTTGCAGAGCAGGGAATATAACAAGGTTATAGACGAAAGCACACAAGAGCTGCGCACAGCTTACGAGCTATCAATAAGTAGCATAGACAGTATGCCAGAAAGCGAGGGATAGAAGAATATGGAAAAAGAAAAGTTTTTTGAACAGCGGCAGCATTATTACTTTGGCGAAAAGAAACCAGAAAAGACAGTAGAACGCAAGGACAGCGTAGAGGCAGACGGCAGGCACAAGATAGAGCTATCGCTTGCCTTTGACAACGAAGAGGCACAGAAAGCGGTATTGCGCTTTATTGCAGAGGTTAACGGACTACATGAGGTAGAGAGCTTGGGAGACATTGCGGCGGCTACAACTTGGCTTAACGGATATATAACAGCGTTGAAAGAGGCAAAGGTTATAGACGAAGAGCAGGCAACACAGCTATTAAACATTTTAGATATAGCATCACGGCAGCAGTATAAGCTAATTGCAGCAAGACAAAAGAGAGGAGAGCGGTAATATGTCAACACTTAGAAGTATGCAGAGACAGAAAGCAAGGGCACACGCAGAGCGCTTACACAAAGCGGGCAAGGGAGATAAGGACAAGCTCTTTAAGATATTATGGCAGGGCGGTAGAGAATACGCCG